GTACTTACGTGAAAAGAATAGAGGTATTGGTATCATAAGCTGTGAAGGATACCGTGACAGGCTCGCGTCGTTAGCTGGCGAAGTACCCTCCGACTGATTACGATTGAGTGTATACCGCTTAGTTCTCTTTTCGGAAGCGTCCAGATAGAGTTCGTCATAAATAATACCCCAATCATCATGGTATTTTTCGAGTTCTAGTTCGTCTACACGCATTGTCACGGTTTCTATGACATGACGACCTATTTGGTCGGCGATGTTAGCGTTCGATTCTACGCTTGGAAATTCAAGATGGACGTACATATTGCTAAGGAGGTCACCCATGTTCTGTGGGTTAAGAGTGACCTTTATGGATTCGCCGAAAGGCCACGTCGTGGAAGCGTTCGAGGGTTTGGAGACAGTGACGCCTTTGTGATACTTCGTGAAGTTCGTATGTTGATTATACTCATAATTAAAGAAGGAATGTGTTGGGCTATCGTGTAACAGGAATGTATCCTGTTTACCTATCGCGTTAAGGGCCAGTACAGAACCCGTATCGGGACCTTTAAGGTCCATTCTTATCTAATGCTCACAATTTTTTAATATCCGTTTTCCACATGTCGAGATATCCGGTAGCTTGGAGTTTCTTCACCTCTTCATTCAAATCCTCCCATTCCTTGAACAGAGCGGCCACCCGTTCTTCTGTGTAATCCACCGTTTTCGTGTGCAAGAGATAGTCGAAGGAATCGTCAACCTTGGGAAACATAGCTGACAGTTCTTCTTCCAGATCCTGTTTCTTGCGTTTGAATACCACGATATCACCGTCGATCACCCTCTTAACAAATTGTGCACGTCTGGAGCAAAGTTCCGCCTTTCGCTTCGTAATTTCGAGAAGTCGAGCCTTCCTCTTCACGTAGTGTTCCACCCGTAGATTGATGAAGTCTTGGAGAATATCCTCTGCACTTTCATATTTGCAGATACCCTTCGTAGGGTGAAAAAGGTGCATGTTCGAACACCTGATCGTCTTCTCCAGTTTGAGATCCTTGACAAGTTCCTTGCCGCTGTAATCCTGGATCACAAAGTCCACATTTTCTGTAGTGCTGTTATTCGTGAAGCTTCCGATAATCTTCTTCTCGACGAGTGTGTCGAGATGTTCCTTGTAGTCCTGTGTCCATCGCCCCGGTGGGAGTTCGGATACCCTGATCGTCTTTCCGATAGTCGTCCACACACCCCGAGTCACCCAAGAGTCGTCATCCTGTTTCTGAATGGTACCCTTGAACCCTCGGAACCAGGGTGTCATCTTAGTCATTCCCTGTCCTCGAGTGGCGCTGAGAATGTTCGTCTTGATATCCTCTGGGTTGAAGGGAGGGACGTAACAAGAGAATCCTGTTCCAATACCCTCGCTTCCATTCACGAGAACCATAGGAAGGGTTGGCATGTAATATTCTGGTTCAATAGACCGCCCATCATCATCGAGATAGGTGAGAATATCATCATCTTTCGGATCGAAAATGGTGCGCGCCTCCTTGGAAAGCTTCGTGAAGATGTACCTCGTTTGAGACGCATCTTTGCCACCCATGAGCCTCGTTCCGAACTGACCACACGGTTCCAGAAGATTAATGTTATTCGAACCCGTGTAATCGTTGGCAAGCTTCACGATCGTTTCTGCCAGGGATACTTCGCCGTGGTGATAGGCGCTTTTTTCAGCCACGTAGGCTGCCAACTGTGCCACCTTCATCTCATCCTTGAGATTCTTCTGGAAACAAGAATACATCACCTTTCTTTGAGAGGGTTTGAGACCATCTGCCACATGGGCGATGGATCGCTTCAAGTCAGCCAATGAAAAGTTTACGAGATCTTTGTGGATAAACTCTGAAATATCCAACTGCTTAATGTTACCATAGGATACTTCGAGCTGATTCGCCTCCTTGGCGGTACTCTCGAGGAGCCATGTCTTTCGCGCATCAGCCTTCTTCTTGTCGAAAGCGAGAACAACCGACTCATCCGTCATGACATCCACGTCGAACTTGACAGTGAGCGTCTCGATCATCTTGAAGTACTCTCGAGCCTCAGCGCTCGTAGAAGTACCGAGACCCTTATAATACTTGATTCTCCAGCCAGCCTTTCCATCTCCATACCACGTACGGAAGGCGGAGTCCGTGTAGAAGGATTTAGACTGAGAACCTTTCGTAGCTTTGATGATTGGAGTCACCATCGAAACGACGAATCCGAGATCGAGAAGAGATGGCCAAAATGCGTGGATCATATTGATAATTAATCCCTTGATGTGGGAACCGTCATTATCCGCATCGGTCATAATCATCAAACGTCCGTATCGAAGTTCGGAAACATCCGTGTACTCCTTACCTTGTTGAAGCCCGAGGATCTTCTTGAGATCAGAAAACTCCTGGTTCGAACTCAACTGTGCGACAGAAGCATCTCGGACATTCTTGCATTTTCCTCGAAGAGGGAAGACTCCGTAATGGTCCCTACCGACTACGGAAAGTCCGGCAACGGCGAGCGTCTTCGCCGAGTCACCCTCTGTGACGATGAGAGTACACTTTTTTGATTGGGCTGTACCCGCCTTGTTTGCATCGTCGAGCTTGGGGATCCCGGTGATTTTACTCTTACGAGCTCCACCGTCAGTCTTAGCCAACTCTTTCATTTCTTTGAACTTCGAGAGTGCCGTGAGCTCATCAGAAATGCCAGTCTTCAAAACGTTTTTCACAAACGTTTTTGGCATCTCGAACCTCGAACCGAAATCGGGAACCTTGAGCGTACACTCAGACTTCACCTGACTCGAGAAGGTAGGATTTTCCAAGGTCGCCTTGACAAAGATGCGAAAGGTTGCCTTGACCTGTTGGGGCTTCAACTTGATCTTCTTAGCCATATCGTCTATGATTCCCGAAGCAACCAATGAAGCCACGTGATCCACGTGCGTACCACCCTTAGTGGTGCAGATACCATTCACGAAGGAAACCTGTTCCATACCATCTTCCGACGGTCCGATGCAAACGGACCAACGGTCAGTCGTGGCGGAGTAAACGTTCTCAACTCCGTCGTGCATCTTCGCGTAGGCTTCGAAGTTTTGCTTGGGAAGAGCTTCACCGTTAAACTTCACCTTGCAGTTTGCAGAGGTGCAGATGTTCGCATCCCAGACACGCTTCTCCATGATCTTATAGATCCCATTCTCCATATCCTTCATTCCAAACCTAGACCAGTCGGGTTTGAAAGAAACGGAGACGGATGCAGTAGCGCCATTGAATTTTTTCATTTTTGGAGGGTAGCATGTGGACATGTTGTCGAACCACTCTTGAGAATATTCTTGTTTGGTTTCCGGGTCCTTGATGACGACTGAGAACCACTTACTGTAGATATTGGCCAACTTGGCTCCATACCCGTTCCTACCTCCCACAATACGCTTTTGTGTATCGTCGTAGTTGGTACTCGTGAGCAGGTGACCAAACACGAGTTCGGGGTTCCACACATCTTCTTTTTGGTTTTTTTGGACGACGAGTCCTCCGAGAGGACCGTTGTTATCGATGGTGACCATACCAGTATCTTTGTCGACGTTGATAGAAATCGACGTGACCTGTTTGGGGTACATGGAGTTCCGGTCGATGGCATTGACGAGTACTTCGTCAAAGATCTTGAGCAAAGCCGGGCTGTATTTGGTCGTGGTCTTTTTGAATTTTTTACCACTGAGCACCCAATAAGGTTCCCGAACAGCGTCCACTGGACCGACATAGGAGTCGGGTCGCTTTAAGACGTGCTCGATATGGCTTAGCTTCTGAACTGATTCCATACTTTCTTGAATTTATTACAACTCAAATCTCTAACTTAGGTTCGTTTTAAAAATATCAGTTCATAGAAAAACATATGCTCACTCTGTGCCGAAGCCAGCCCATCGTACCCGTGCGTAAGATTGAACGCCGTATCAACAAAGTTGCGGTGGGCTCGGCGGTAAAGGTCATCGATAGACTCTACGATGGGCGCGACTACGCACGTTTCTATGTTCTAGAGACGGTCGCGAGAGTTCCCTATTTTTCGTTCGTCTCCGTGTTACATCTTTACGAAACGTTGGGACTGTGGAGAAAGGCCGATTATTTGGAGACCCATTTTGCACAGACCGTGAATGAATACCATCATCTTCTCATCATGGAAGATCTAGGTGGTGATAAACGCTACGTGGATCGATTCTTTGCACAACACGTGGCTTTCTTTTACTATTGGCTTACCTGTTTGATTTACGTGGTATCCCCTTGTATGGCGTATAACCTATCCGAACAGATAGAAGAGCATGCGTATCACACGTACGACGAGTTTCTCAAGAATCACGGCACAAGTCTCTCGTTGGAGAAGGCACCTGACGTAGCCTCGGACTACTACGGTGACGTGTCAAGTCTTCGTGACGTATTTACTCGTATTCGTGACGACGAGGGTGAACATGTGAAAGAGATGCAGGAATGTCAGATAGATTTAGCTTAGTTCCCTAGTAATTTGTCAAATTCATCATCTGTATAAAACCTGCGATGATGTGGTTCATTGCCACGTGTAATCATAAAATCGTCACGACGAGTGTTAACATAAATATTCTTTTTCAATTGTATCCAACCGTGTTTAGTTCTTACAAATACGGTTATATACACCTTCCTCGTTTCAATTGTAAGTGTCCAATTATCATCAGGTTTAATTCCCGAACACTGACTTCTGATTGTTACACCGTTGTTTTCAAATTTAAAACCTCCTAAACGATGAATATTTAATTCCGATAATTTGAAGTTAGCTGTTGGACTTACAATTACATACGCTTCGTACTCAGTGTTATTAATGACTCGCATTTCGTTATTAGGAAAAAAGTAGTTTTCCAGGTTCTACGATCTCTGGCAGGTACCGTATCTCTATTAAACGAAAAACACCCACACGTGTTCATTTAAAATACTACAATATTTTCCTAACGAAACCAAAACCCGTTCGCTGGTGATGCTGAAGGTATGTTGGCGGCACTATTTGTTCTAGAGAGGGTGGGTCGGGGAATGATCGAATACAGTTTCTTTAATTCGGCGCATAGGGTTAGGTAGACATTCTCGGGGATTTTATCAGATATACTGTCTATGATCTGCATTACATTCTGAAGTACATTCATTACTATAGTACACATCTATTTCTTTAACGGAGAGCCTTCTTGCTTTTGTATTGTGCCTTCAAAGCGGTGATCTTGTTTTTCAGCTCGGAAATTTCAGATTCAAGAGCATCAACCTTGGGTTGTAAACCATCAATCTGTTTTTTCACGTCCACCCTTGCTTCCTCAAGCATAGGATTCACCCTATCAATAAATTTTTGGTAAAGTTCTTTTGGGTCTCCACGATAGTAACCCCTCTTTACAAGATCACGTGCGTCCTTGTACCGGTACGGCATCGGGATCTCCCAATGCTCTACAAATTCTTGTGTCGCAAGTTCCCGCACCTGCGGTGTGATTCCCTTGAAAGGTTTAATCGATTTGAGATGTTGTTGCAACTCCCTCAGTTTCTGCTTCTTCGTACGGAATTGCACCGCCTTGGTTTTACTCTGAGAATCCAACTTCTTGACGAGTGCCTGCATCTTCTTGAGCTCTTCCTTGATTTGAGTAGTGTTCATCTTCTTTGGTGTTCGTGTTTTGTTTACATTTTGAACATTTCTATTTGACTTAGGTCTATTTTTTAAAGATTCGCAAAGTTGCCTGACAGTCTTCTTCTCTGTGTTAATGCCATACTGCCTCGCAACCTTCACCACCTCCTCTTTCTTGTAGAGACGACACTTCTTACGGCCTATTTTAAGATCACCCGCCTTGTTTACGGAAATGGGTACTGGACTCATGATACTATATTACAACATATTTAATTAAGGACCATTCACCAATCGTCCATTGACGTCATCCACCCAAAAATCACGGGCTTCCGCGTCCCATCTATCACGCTCATAGACACGGGCACCAAGTGCGCGCAACTTGTCTTCCTCTCCCCTCGCACACGTCTCCCACCTTT